CATCTTGTCTATAAATGCGTGATCCGCCCGACACTCTTTAATAGCATCGATTTCAAGTTTGAAGGTCTGGTCTGTGTTAATGGGTTCGAGGGTAATGATCAGAGCACTAGCGCCTTCATTGTCAATTTCATGGACGACGCCAGTCATGAAGTCCGCCCCGGCATGATCATCTTCAGTATCACAGACAATTTCTACTTCACATGTTTCCGGGACGCCTCCGACGTACATTGGGTACACGTAGATCTTCATGACTTGCTACACCATCCTTTTGACTCAGCTATGTAGTCATTGTAGATGTTCATTTCATTCATGCAGTCCTCGATGAGGTCGAGGTGATGGTTGGATTTGGTGCGTCCTAGGAACGCCTTGGCCATGTATTCAACAAGATCAGAGAGATACTGCTCCTGCCGACATCGCAAGATGCCATCTTCATCTAATATACTTTGTAATGTTCTCGCCACTACTATCACCTCCTTTAGGCTTGTTCATGGTTATTATTTGTCTCATTAATAATATTATATCACAAGTAAAATCAAAAGTGAAATCTCGTTTGACCTTTTAATAGCTTATTTAAATAAGTTAAAATCATTATTTGAAGTTAACAGAGGCGTAGTATAATAAAATCGAAATTGGAGATTGATTTGAATTTTTTAATCTTTGACCTAATCTAAGAAGACCTAGCCCCAGAAAGAGAGTATATATATATAAGAGATGCTTTGCTTGCGCCTCTATACTCCTCTACGCTAGGGTAGCCTAGGGCTTAGATTGGAATAATGTTTAAAAAATCCAAATACACTTTGCGATTCGGATTATTTATACCACATCTCTGTTAACCTCAAATAATGAAGTAAACTGTGATTTTATTTGTTACAATAGTCGCTACTAATGTGTACAAAGATAAAAAAGCGTGATAGAATACTTACATGACTGAGTTAATTAAGACTGCATCTAAGATCGGGTTTCCTGCGAAACCAGACGAACCGTTGGCGCTAGAACAGCGTCGTGAGATGGTTCGTAAGGCACGGAGTGCTAAACTCTATGAGCCGTTGGGAGAGCACGTAAACTCGTCTAATGTTGAGCGTTTAGAACCGTTACTTAATATCTTATCTGATACTAGCGCCCAAACACGGCGCAGAGTTCACAAAATGATTGAGATTTTACTCGAGCCTGGGGCGTACGTCCTGAGCTTCCGTGATCTATGTACTAAGATGGATGTCACATACAACAATTGGTGGCGAACCGTAGCTCAATACCCTGCAATATGGCGATTCGTGAATGCTATAGTAATCGGTACAACCGACCTTGAGTTTGAGGGCAGAGTGCATGGTGCAGTGGCTCAACGGGCTATAGACGGTGGACACCAAGACTCACGCCTCTACTTAGAGCTGACGAAGAAACTCTCCCGTACAGGTTCGAAGGGCGGAGGCGGTAATACTATCATCTTCATTCAAGACACCATGAGTAGAGCAGAATATAGCCCCAAGGGCTCAGGCCCTAGTACTTTGGACCTGGAGATCGTGGATGCAGAGCCTTGATGGCCTGAAAGGCTACGGATGCGTCGAAAAAAAGGGCGAGTGCCGTGTGGCACCCGCCCGCGATCAGTTACTCACTGATCGGTTGGAAGACCGTGTACTTGGAGTAGAACTCGTTCCACCAAGCTTTCGCCATGGTCTCGTCGGCCATGACACTCTCGACCTCGCCCCCGTGCTTGAGCTCGATGGCGGCGGTGATGAACTCAGCCTTGGTGAAGCTCTCTTGCTCCAGTGCCCAGCCGAACAGTGCACGCTTGCTCGTGCCGCGGCGGTAGGGGTTGACAGGATTGTCAATCTCCACACCGTCCACGCGAACGATCGCTTTTACCTTAAAGTTCTTCATCTCCGTCTCCTTTACAATTGCTCTTCGGAACGATATGTCCCTTTGAGCTAATTTATTTAATGTTATTATAGGTTTCATTATTTAGTTATTTATGTTACAATTAATTTAATATTTAGTTATTTAAATATCATATAATTATTTTCATTCTCCTTATTAATTATAAATACATTATAACATATTTCATAACTTTTGTACACATAAATAACACAATATATAAATATTTGTTCTTATAATAACTCAATCATAAGTATGTACTATTATATATAATGTAACAATTATAACATAGTTATTATAATAATGTATGCAATAAATACAATACCTATACAAAAGGTATAAGAATTTGAGCCCCGGGGTTAATTCTTTAATACTATTAGAGCAAATAGAGCTTTGCCGGCTACGCACGCAGTGAACGCGTCCAAATTTTTTAGGAAAGAGTACTTCTTCTGCTGTAAATAGAATATAGGCCAAAGTATGAAGAACCCTGACAGAGACGAAGTCATAGGAGCCATGGTAATTTGGGGACTGTTCATCACTTGTATGATATTAGCTCTTATTCTGTTTCTTCCAGTATTAAGATCATGTAATGTCTAAAACCATAGAATTTCGCCTCTCCAATTATTACATCCCTCTACCAAAACAGAGGTTGTTTCATGAGTCACCGGCTAAATACAAATGCTACATGGGCGGATTCGGGAGCGGTAAGACTTTCGCTCTCTGTTGGGAAGCTCTCTTACTATCTCTTGAATATCCCGGAAACTACGGACTGGTTGGTCGTTACACCTACCCAGAACTCCGCGATACTACTATGTTCGAGTTCTTCAATGTCTGTCCGGACTTCCTCATCAAGGAGTATAAGAAGACAGAGAACAAGGTCGTGCTCTACAATGACTCAACCATATTATTTAGACACCTAGAAGAGCCCGACAAACTCAAGTCTCTGAACCTCGGGTTCTTCGGCATTGATGAAATGACTGAGATTCCGGAAGATGTCTTCCTCATGCTTCAGTCTAGGTTACGCAAAAAAGAGGTACCGCGGCGCGTTGGGTTCGGCAGTACAAACCCGGAAGGTAAGGACTGGGTCTGGAATATGTTCTGCAGAACACAGCGCGAAAATCCCAAGTATCTCATGGTCCAGGCACCGACTACCGAAAACCCACATCTTCCAGAGGACTACGTCGATGACCTCATCGAAGGAAAACCAGAGTACTGGGTCAACCGGTACATTAAAGGTGATCCAAGTGCATTCTCGGGGCAGATTCTTACTATGTGGGACGAACGAGAGCATGTCATCGAGCCTTTTGATATACCGGAGGACTGGAACCGGCTTGCAATTCTGGACCACGGGACGAATAATCCTACCTGTAATCTTTGGATGGCCATCAGCCCTGAAGGCTTCAAAGTCATCTATAAAGAGCATTACGAGTCTGGAAAAACCGTAGACTACCACGCTGAGAAAATCATCCTCAAGACTGGGTCCGATAATGTCCCAATGTGGCTAGCAGACCCGGCGATCTTTAATAAGACCCTTCAGTCTCCTACCAGAGGATTGTATTCCATTGCTGACTTATATGCTGAATACGGCTTGCACTACGGTCCAGCGGATAACGACCGTCAAGCGGGCATCCAAATGATGCTGGAGAACTTTAAAGTATACGACAAGCTTGTGAACCCGTTCACTCAAAAGCAGGGTTCACCGAAAATATTCATCTTCAAAAGTTGCGAATGGTGCATTTATGAACTCCCACAATGGCGGTGGAAAGAGCAAAGAATCCGTGGACGCTACCGCAACAAACCAGAAGAGCCTGAGAAGGCTAATGACCACACTGTTGACTGTGTCAGGTATGGACTTATGTCTCTGCCTGTGCCAGCGAAGAAGAAGCAGTTGGCAGCGGATAAACGACCCTTCCCCTCTGTACACGATAGACGTTGGGACTTCCTCGAGAAGAGGGCCAAACGACACGCCAAAGCGAACATCCTCGTTCCTTGGTAGGAGAAGGTATGAAGATCAAGACTGATGTAGGAGGTAAGGGCTACGGCAAACAAGGTAAGAAGCCGCAGCACGAGCTTCCGAAAGGCGAAACGCCTACGTCACCCGCCAAAGCACCGCACGGTGATAGAGGTGCTCCAGTAGGACAAGCCGGCGGGTACGAGAATACTCACGGTAGCGGCGGTTCTAGATAACTATGTGGGAGGTCGCCACAAATAGGTGGTCGTACTACGAGTACCCCTCAACCCACTTGTAGGCTCCGTGAGCCCTAGACCAGCTAGTGGATGACCTCCCACCATTTTTGAGGAATCATGTTTATCACAAAAGATCACTTGGATACATTATTGAAATTACAGGCAGAAATGATTGTACGGTCTATTAATAATGATATACAATCGATACATAAAACGGTTGATAATTTATTTGGTGAAATTCGTGAGCTAAAAGCAATTCTTCAAATGGCAATGGGCATTAGTAATGCCAGTCCTTACCCACCTCAGCCAAATCCTCCTAACCACTTAGAAAAATTACGAACTATCCAAGCCGCCATGGACGCTCAGGTAGGTTCGGTGACTGAAGGGACTGTCGACTTACCTAGGGAGCTAAAGGAACGTGGCTAGATTAACAGTTAACACGAGAGACGACGTCTTCTCTGAAGTTCAACTGATATTCCGCCGCTGGCGGATGTTCAAGTTACCATTTGAGGGCAACATGTTCCTCAATATGGCATTCTATTACGGCTTTCAATGGACAATATATAACCTACTGACTGCTGAACTGCAAGAAGTAGATAATCCCGCCGGGCTTATTCGCATTACCTCCAACCAAATCCAGCCTCGAATGCGTAATCTACACGCTAAAATGACTAAGTCTAGACCTCAGGTCGACGCAATTCCAGACAACTGGTCAGAAAAATCTGTTCGGGCGGCTAGCCTAAGCAGAAAGTTGATGGAACAGTGGAAAGTGGACCATGATGAGGATCAACTAGACTCAGAAACTGTAGACTGGACATTAATTTGCGGCAATAGTTGGAGAAAGGTGGGTTTTGACCCAACTGAAGGTGAGCAACGATCAATTGACATGGAGAAATTCCAGGAATACGCTGGATTAGATCCGGAAACTGGATTAGCTCAGCAGAGTGAGTACTTTGCACCAAATGAAGATCAAACTCAGGTAGATTTCAATGTAGGCGAGATATTTGACGAAGTAGTACCGCCATTTGAGCTCTACTTTCCAGAGTATGCCAGCACTATGGCGAATACTCAGGAGCTGCTTCAGGTAAAACTGATGCCTCTCCAAGAGGTTCGTGACAAATGGGGACTGAGAAAGACCAAGGATGTCGCACCGACTAAAGACATACATCTGGGGAATTATTTCCAGACACGTCTCCTCGGTATGGCGAATCCCGAAGTTGGGACCGCGACGGGTATTTCTCAGGCTCTGCTTAGAGGTGAGGACATTGTCTACGTTAAGGAACATTGGATCAAACCATCTAAACGGTATCCGAAAGGTCAACTACGAATTGTCGCGGGTGAAGATGCTAGAGGCACTCTCTATGCTGAGAGTAATCCTTATTATGATGCTTGGCAACCGGACGGCATTCTTAAAGAGCAAGGGTACATTCCTTTCATCAAAGTCGCGGCAATCAACGCCCCAGGGAGAATCTGGGACATTTCGCCGGTAGAAGCAATGCGGCCACTTCAGGCCGAGTATAATAAGTGCATCTCTGAAATCGTGCAGAACCGGATAACTGTAGGTCGAAATAAAATCATTGCTCCGAAGACAGCTAACATTGATGAGGAGGAAGTAGCCAACATCCATGGTCAATTCCTTCAGTTCTCAGGAATTATCCCACCACAAATCTTTCCAGCACAACCGTTACCCATTCAGACCGAACGCGAGATTGAGAGAAATTCCAAAGATCTCGATACCATCTCGGGGTCTCATGAAGTCTCTCGAGCACAAGTACCTTCGGGCGTTAAATCAGGAATTGCTATTAACTATCTCCTCGAACAAGACGATACCACTCTTGGTCCGATTATCGCCAATTATGAACGAGCACAGACAAAACTAAAGCGTGCTAAGTTAGGTCTGGCGAAGTACTACTACCTAGAGGATCGTCTAATCAAAGACGCGAATACTGATGACCCCATGGAGGTCTTGTCTTTTAAAGGTTCTGATCTTACTACTAATCTTAGGCTTGTACCTGGTTCTGCGCTGCCACAAAGTAGAGCAGCACTCCAAGCCATCTACATGGATTTATACGAGCGTGGAGCTATCATAGACGAAGCTACTGGAATGCCAGACCCCAAGAAACTTATGCGCATGCTTAAAGATACTATGCCTGTTGAGTCATTCTTCGAAGCAGAAAATTTTGATGAGTCTAGAGCGACTCGAGAAAATCTTATGTTGTCACGTGGCCAGTTTATGGAGCCTAAGCACTGGGAAGACCATAAGGTTCATGTTGAGGCTCACAACCGATTTAGGAAGTCTGAGACTTTCTATAAACTCGTAGAGCAAGATCAACAGATCTCTCAAATGTTTGATTACCATATAACGTTTCATATCCAATTCTTAGCACCGCCTACTGATTCAGGCTTTGAATCTGCGCTTGGTGGTATGCCAGGACCAGGTTCAGGGTCAGGCCAGTCTGGACAACCATCACGGATTAGTCCAGGTATGATGGGATCAGGTTCAGGTGGGGCACTAAATAATCCACCGAGTAATAGAGGTCAGACGTTCGGTGGTTCGATGGGAGGCAGGTAATGGCCGATATTCTGGTACATAATACTACTGATGAAGATGTCAATTTTTGGTGGGGAAATGATCTCTATGTATTCCCTGCTGGTTCTGTAATTCCATGTCCTAGAAAGGTCGCACTCGACTGTTTCAAGCATAAAGATTATAAGATGTTGGAAGCTGTAGATCCTGCTAAAAAAGAAGGTAAAAAAGAGAAAAAGGTACCTACTGTTCAGCCATGGGATACAGAGGACTGGGATCCTATGACAGCACCTCTTGGTGAGATTCAGCAGTACTTTACTGTGCATAACCTAATCTGGAACGATGATGATGACGAAGCAAGGGATATTGTTTACGAGCACCTAATTTCTAAATAGGAGTAGAGAATGGCCCTGCAGCTAAATTTAGATGGGAAAACCATTGGTCAGCTCGATGAGAGCGGTAAATTACAAGATACCGATGGTAAACCCGTAGTTGCCCCTCAAAAACCCGCTGTTGATGAACCGGAAAAGTTAACAGTTCCCCTTAATCCGTTTGAGAGGCAGATACAGCAAGATGTAAAACCAGATGATAATGATCCTGATCCTGATAAACCGAAAGGTGACAATGACGGTGATCCCTTTGAGGGAATACCAGCTCCTCTAAAATCTTTCGTTGTAGACCAGACCAATACGCTTGTAGCGACACAGAAACAAAATAAGCTCTTACAGGATTCTTTAAATCAACTTTCTGCTACTATTAGACAGTCTAATCAAACTCCAGCTCAAGTTGAAGAAATAATCAAGGACTCTATTCCGGACGGTCTTGACAAGGAAAAAGATCCTTTTGGTCTAGCCCAGACCATTAAGGGGATGGTAAAAGCACTTAACACAATGAATACCAAAGTCAATCGGCTAGATCAGAACGCTGGTTACCAAGCTGGCGTTGCATTAATGGAAGCTGAGAAAAGTAAGCATGCAATTTTTAAAGATAAGAAGCTTTCTTCTCTCGCGGACAAAGTATTGCAATCTGAATTAAGTACTTCTAGCGACCCGATGGCTCTTATTGTTCAACGCGTGGCAGACCAATTTGAGGAAGTCGGTGCTGTTGCTGAGAAGGAATATGTCAAGGAAAAGATTAAGAGAACTGAGAAAGTCCCTCAATCTGTAAGACGTAGTGATGGTGCCACCGCGGCCATCACAGTTGACAAGCCTAAGAATGTTGCTGAAGCTAGTAAAGCCTATGCGGCTTGGCGAACAGCATCAACAAAGGCAAGACGAGGACAATAAATGGCACTAGTTGGTGGTTCTGGATGGGATCAAACAACCTCTCCAGGAACCGGTGAAATTGAATTCGCTTTAAAGAACTTTTATCTTCCAGGAATGGAAGAGCAGAAAAATAATGCTCGTGTTCTGCTAGCGGTAGTTGAACGCAACGAGAAAGATGTTTCCGGTAGTTACGCGTATGTTCCTGTGTTGCTTCAGCGCAACTGGGGCATCGGCATGCGCGCCAATCGTGCTCAGCTTCCTACGGCGGGAGCTCAGGGCGGTGAGCGTGCTCAGATCCCCATGAAGTACGCGTTTGGGCGCTTGCAGGTTACTCTGCATGCGATGACTGCCACCAAGAACGCACAAGGTGCGTATGATACCGTAATTGACGTGGAAACTGAAGGTTTGATGGAAGATCTTCCTAAGGATATCAACCGTCAACTTTATCTCGATAATACTGGAAAGCTTGCTGAAGTTTCGGGTATCTCCACCGATGCTATTACTTTCGATAATGCTACCATGGACGCTCCTACGAACGCTAATGAGCTGACGAAGTATTTTGAGGTCGGCCAAAACATCGACTTCTATACTGGTGCTGCGTTAGCGGTAGCCTCTATCGTAGTATCAGTTGATGATGCCGATACTATTACCATTACTACTGGTGATGGTGCGTCTGTAACTGCTAACGACTTTGCTTATCTTGCTGGAAATAAAGACCAGGAAATCACTGGTTTGCTTTCCATGGTTTCTGCTACGGGAACGTACGAAGGTATCAATCGTGCAACGGCCGGCAATGAGCGCTGGCAATCCAACGTTATTACTGGTTCTGGTGACGTAACTGAAGAGGATATGCAGGCGATCTATACTGCTATCCAGAAAGCTTCGGGAATGTCGCCTAACTTGGCTGTTGGTACTTACGAATGGCGTGATCGATACGCTGCAATTCTGCAGGCTGATCGCCGGTTCGTGAATACCATTGAGTACAAAGGTGGATTCAAGGGTCCAGAGTTCCACGGTCTGGGTATTGTTCCTGATACCGAGGCTCCTCGAGGACATTGTTTCTTCTTGAACACCGATTACATGTCCATTTACCAGCAGGCCGGTCTCCAGTTCATGGACGATGACGGCGCTATCTTGTCTCGTGTGCC